TGTATCAAGAGCAGAAAGAGCAGATTGAAGCAGACATGGCACCCTTTGGTTTCATCGATGATGGAATGGATGAGGAAACATTTGTTGACAAAGATGGTGATAGATGGCATACTGACGAATACGGTGACCGATCTTACATGTGGGAATTTCGATGATTTTTATTTCTTGTCCGCCAGTCTACACACTGCCTGGCACTTGGACAAAGTGTAATGCAATTATTCCGCATTACAACGCTAACCCAAACATTACGTTTGCTATCTCATTCGTAGTCATTACTGTGTTGCTTGCAGGTTTTGGTGTATACAAAGCATTCTTTGATAATAAAGGACTAGCAGATCCATGGGATGACCATGACGACTAGTTACTCTCTCACGGAGGAGCAATGGGAATGCGTAAGGGTATGTGTGTCAAATGCACCCATCCCTTATGATATCACTAAGAAAAAAATCCCTGCCGATATCCTCGCGATTATCGGACAACCTGTTAAAATACAACATGAGGGCATTGCCCAAGTTAAATATGATCTAACACCCTATGGAATTAACGACTGCGATTATTGATAAGATTCAAGAAGCAATGAATCACACCAAGAAGAATGGTGATATCAACTGGGAAGATGGTGACGAGATTGATGTCTGTCTTGCAGGCACGTTTGCAGCAGATAGATTTATCGTTATCCATAACAGGACAAAGAGCAGCACATCTAAACATAACTTTATCAAATGATAGAAGCAAACTTAGTTTCTATGGGCAACATATTGTTTGTCTTAATGATATTCACTGCAGGTGTGGTGTTTGGATACTGGGCGAGGAAGTCCGAAGAAGATGAGTATTGAAGAGCAGTTTGGTTTAGAGAATCTTTTATTCGTAGAAAGGCAATGTAGGAAATGCCTGAGGACGTTTGACTTGATAGATGGTTTTTATCTGACAAAGAAAGACCGAGGCAACGTCCCATCTGCCTACGCATATACATGTAAGGAATGCACAGTAAGAAGAGTAAATAAATCCCGAAAAAGAAAAGTAAAATGGTCTGACTATCCTGACTGGTAGTATGCTCACGTCATGATCACCCCTTTGAAAAACCTAAAACAATAAATATTCATAGCATCCGTATTGACCCGTTTTAGGAGTATACAAACATGGCATCAACGCAACTTTCACCAGGTGTTGTTGTACTGGAAAGAGATCTCACTAACGTTGTTAACGCTACCGTAGATAACGTAGCAGCAATGGTTGGAAGTTTTGAGAAAGGACCAGTAGAGCAAATCGTCTCGGTAACTAGTGAGAAGGAGCTTCTCGCAATTTTCGGTAGACCAAGTAATTCAAACTTTGAGTATTGGTTTAGTGCAGCACAATACCTTCTTTATGGTGGCACCATGAAGATTGTCCGTGCAATGAGTAATTCACTTAAGAATGCTATTGACACTGCACAGTTTACTAATACTACTTTTAGTGCTAACGACACTACACTCACAGTATTGTCTACCACTGACTTTGATGTCGCTGACCTTCTTTTGGTTGACGCAGAGATCATGACCATTGGGTCTGTATCTGGTAACGACGTTGTTGTTACTCGTGGACAACTTCAGACATCTAGTGTTTCTCACGCAGCAGGATCACAAGTCACTTTGATCGAGACTGCAGGTAGCTCTTCTACCATCAACGAAGGATCTACATTTACTGATGCTGATACCACTCTTACTGTTGCTTCTGTAGCAACTCTTGGAGCAGGTACTAACTCCTATATTAGAATTGACGATGAGATTCTCCAAGTAACTGGTGTTGCAGGTAACGACCTTACTGTTACTCGCTCAGCATTGAGCTCTACTGCAGCAGCACACACTGATGGATCTACTGTCACTCTCCTAACGGTTTCTTCTAACAAGACTCAAATCAACGAGCAAACCTCTACTGGTATTACTGCTCCTTTGATTAAGAATCTTGATGCATATGAGTCAACTGTTAAGGAGGCTTCTAATAACTGGAAGTGGGCAGCTAAGACTCCTGGTCAATTCGGCAACAGCATTAGAGTCGTAATGACTGATGCAGGTGCTGATCAAGTGCTTTATCTTGCACAACCATCTTCTGCTGAGTGGGAATTCGCATCTGGTGCTGAAATCTCTTACTCTGCTGCTAACATCTTCGGTAAGGTTTACTCCTACACTGTTGTTATTACTCTTGAAGAGAATAGCACTCTAGTGGGTAACTTCAAAGCAGGTAACTTCTACAACGGTCTTTCTGGTAACATTACTGGTAGCGTTGTTGCTTTCGATAAGGAAACACAGAAACTTGAAGTAAGCATTGATAGCACTGCATCTGACTTCTGGGAAGTTGGAGATACTATTACTGAGTTGGCAAACAATGCAGGATCACCTGGATCTGCTACTGGCACATCTGGTAAGATCTTGTCTATCTCTAGAGAATTGAGAGTTTCTCTTAACAAGACTTCTCCTCTCTTCCAAGCAAACCAAACTGTTTCTGACGCAAACGCTGCTACTGTATCTGCTGTTGCAATCGGTAGTGACTACGAGAGCAGACAGTATGGTTACAACGAGAAGTGGATCAACATCGCTCCTCGTCCTGGCACTTCTGCATGGGCAGATGACCGTGGTGGATACAGAGACCTCGTGCACGTCCTCATCCTTGATGGTGACGGAGGTTTGACAGGCACACCTGGATCATTGCTTGAGAAGTTTACTAACCTTTCTAAGGCATCCGACGCTAAGTCTCCACAAGGCGAGTCACTTTACTACGTCGATGTCTTGATGAATAAATCCTCCTATGTTTACTGGGGATCACACGAGACCAATAACATCTTTGACCGCTCTGGCACAGCAGACGGATCATGGGGTGGTAGCGTAACTAACAGAGACTTTGACTTGATCAAAGCGGATAATGCTCTTTATGGTGGAGACGACATCAGTGGTCTTGATCCTAACAGCATCCCTGTTATCGGCACTAAGAATAACGGCACCGTTAAGTATCACCTTCAAGGTGGTGTAGATGGTTTCACTGTTGACCGTCCTTCACTACTCTCAGGTTACGATCTCTTTAGTGATGCTGAGACTGAGGAAGTTGATTACGTCCTCATGGGACCTTCAATGAGTAACCTCAGCGACACAATCGCTAAGGCACAGAAGGTTATCGATATCGCAAGCACTCGTAAAGACTGCATGGCATTCATCTCACCTTACAGAGGTGACGTTGTTGGTGTTTCTGCAGTTGGAGACATTGTTGACAAGACTGTAAGTTTCTTTGATCAACTTTCATCTTCTTCTTACGCAGTATTTGACAATAACTACAAATACATCTATGACCGCTACAACGATGTTTACCGTTACATCCCATGTAACGCAGACGTTGCAGGTCTTACACTTAGCACAACTCTGAATCAGGAGCCTTGGTTCTCACCTGCAGGTTTCAATAGAGGACAACTTCGTAACGCAGTTAAACTTGCTTACTCTCCTCTTAAAGATCACAGAGATAGACTTTACGCTGCTAGAGTTAACCCAATCGTTGCATTCCCTGGCGAAGGTATCGTCCTCTTCGGAGACAAGACCGCTCTCGCTTATCAGTCTGCATTCGATAGAATCAACGTAAGACGTCTCTTCCTTGTCTTGGAAGGTGCGATCGCACAAGCTGCTAAGACACAACTCTTTGAATTGAATGACGAGTTTACTCGCCAAGGTTTCAAGAATATCGTAGAACCTTTCATGAGATCCGTACAGTCACGTCGTGGCGTTACTGACTTCTTGGTTGTCTGCGACAGCACTAACAACCCACCTGAGTCTATTGACAGAGGCGAGTTTTATGCTGAGATCTTCATCAAACCTACTAGATCTATTAACTTCATCACACTAACCTTCACTGCAACAAGGACTGGAGCTAGCTTCTCCGAGGTTGCAACCTAAGTAAACCGTGCTACGACTTCGTAGTCAATTCGATTAAATAGGAGATTTTTCACATGGCAGTCAATAACGTCGAAGGAGGGCAGATTAACTCTCCTATTTTCGACTTCAGAAATAAGATTGGGGATCTTGCTCGCCCTAATCTGTTCCAAGTAGAGTTAACTTTCCCTCAACTTTCTCAATCTGCAAACATCGGCGGAAGCGGTGGTGCATCCGACGCAGCAGAAGCAGAAGCAGCAAGTCAACCTTTCGGTGGTAACCTTGCTACTCTTCTTGTTAAAGCAGCAAACATTCCCGCATCCACTGTTGGTGTTATCGAAGTCCCTTATAGAGGACGCACCATTAAGATTGCAGGAGACAGGACTTACGAACCATGGACAGTTACCGTTCTTAACGACGCTAACTTCGTGATTAGAAATCAGTTGGAAAACTGGTCTACACAGATCCAAGCACTTCAACAGAACTTCCAATCATTCGATTCACCTGCTAACTACCAGACTCAGGCAATCGTCCGTCAGTATGACAGACAATCTGAGCAGACTCGTGCATACAAGTTTGAAGGTATCTGGCCAAGCAACATCAGTGCAATCGATCTTGCATGGGATAGCAACGATACTCCCGAAGAGTATACTGTTGAGTTCCAGGTTCAGTACTGGACTTATGCGTCAGACGTTAACGCAGCACACCACCAACCAAAAAACTAGTTTTTGGAAGTCGCTAAATAACTACAACCTAGTTACTTATTTGAATGGCTCAATTATTTGGTTATTCTCTTGATCGCAAGAAGAAGGGCTCCTCGCAACCGAAGGGTCCTTCTTTCGTGCGTAAAGATAGTGAAGACGCAGCCGAACCTATTGTAGCGGGTGGTTATTTCGGTCAGTATGTAGACTTTGGTGACAAAGAGTCATCCAAAGGCACGGAGATGGATCTCATTGGTAGATATCGTGAGATGAGTTTGCATCCAGAAGCGGATGCTGCTATCAACGATGTTGTTAATGAGGCAATCGCAGGTGAGTTAGATGATCATCCTATTGATATCGAGCTTTCTAACCTCCAAGTCTCCGATTCTATGAAGAAAAGAATCAGAGAGGAGTTTGAAAACGTCCTTTCTTTGTTGGATTTTGATAGAAGAGCGTACGATATTTTCCGCAGATGGTATATCGATGGTAGACTTTTCTACCATAAGATGATTAATCCTGAGAGACCTCAGGAAGGAATCACAGAATTAAGATATATCGACCCCCGCAAAATTAAAAAGGTTGTCGAATACGACAGAGGAAAAGGAGGATCAGGTTTAGCAAATGGACCTGGCGATCCCACTACAGAATCACTGGTGCCAAAGAGTTTAGAGTATTACATCTATGCTCCTAAAGGACTCCGTGGTTTTGAGAATAAAGGTGTAAAGATTGCACCCGACGCTATCTGTTATGTCCACTCTGGTAAGAGGGACATGAATAGAAATATTGTCTTATCTCACCTACATAAGGCAATCAAAGCACTCAATCAACTAAGAATGATTGAGGATTCTCTGGTTATCTATC